CCTCTAGGATCAGAGAATCCAAATGAATATCTCTCTCTAGCTTTGTATCTAACGTTTCCAGTAGTAAAGTCACCTTCCATAGCTGTTTTGATAGGTGATCTAACGAACATTTTTAATCCGTTAGGTACATCTGTCTTAATGAAAAATGCATCAGTGTCTGTCAAGTAATGGTTGACCACGTAACCTTGTGGTACCATACCTTTAGACGCTACAGCATTGATATCATTATCAGCTGTGCCAGTTCTACCTGCAGACTTCATAAGTCTTTCAGCAGTAAATTGAAGCGCAGAAGGAATAATCATTTTTACTCCTCTTGCCGCAATTTTAAGGCCTCTCTCATCAGTGAACGCTGCGATATCAATTAAAGACTGCTCTAACGAAGTTTCGTTTAAGTCAGACGCAACTGATAGTTCGTTTCTAAACGTACCTGCAACAATAGGGTGGTTTGTAGCACAAAGCTCTTTCCCATCCCCACCTGCGAAAGATGAGTTGAACGCGTTGTTTAAAACATTTGCAGCTTTAGTTTGCTTAGTATTAGCCATAGATCTAGCTAATGCTTTTGTATATCTAGACGCAAGTCTGTCATACAAATTATCTTCGATCGCTTCTTCAGTGATCGAAAATGCAAGTGCAATTGTTTCGTTTGTATAACGAGCTGTGAACGTTTCGTTTGCAGAATCAAATGTTACGCCTTGGCCTTCAGCTTTTACTGCTGCAGATCCGAAGCCTGATAACATTACTTCTTCTTCGAAAGCTCTGTCTGAAGTTTCTGTATCAAAAATTTCAGCATGCTCGTTTTCATAGTTTTTGTATTCCAGGCCGAATAGTGCATTCAATCCTGGCTCTAGTTCTTTAACTAGTTGTCCTCTTGTGATAGCCATAATATATTCCTATACTCCTGTTGCTGTTAAGTATAAGTGCTCAATGATGATCACTTTCCAATTAACATTTGCAGATGTCAAATCATTATTTTTAGCATCGTCAGATACTCCAATAATTCTTAGATTTGCAGTAGTTGTAGCTTGAGTGCTATCGCCTAATTCAGTTTTAGAAATGAAATTAGGTGTTACACCCGCTCCAACCGCTACGTCTGCGTTGTTGAATACGTCTGTTTGTCCTGATGCTCCAGCGTTGTCACTTTGAATCTCATATAGTTGATGAGGATTGTCAGAAACAAAAGCTTTGATATCAGTAGCCGTATTTGATGCTTTTAAATTATTAGCAAACGTTGGTTTGCTAGTAGAAGCATCGGTAAAGAATACACCCTGAAGTGAACCTAGTAATTGTCCGTTGTCAGATGCTGCTGCAATTCCAACTGTACCTGTATTGATCGCTTGGATCAGGTCATTTTGGAACATTGCAGATGCACACGCGGCAACTTCAAATTCAGTAAGTCCAGAGTTCATAGGCGCACTTCCTAGATAGCCGATCGGTTTTAGACCGAAAGCTGCGTCTTGGTTAGCCATAGTTGTTCTCTCCTTTTGTTCAAATTAATGAACGGTTTATTTTTAAATTCTTTGTTGGAGAAAAATCGTTAAAAAATTAACTTTTTTTCGAGCCACCAAAGGTTACACGAGTTTGCCTCTCTTGATTGATTGGCATACTTGGATGCTGTTCCTTCAGTAAATCATTGTCAATAGCGTCTGTTTTATCTTGAGTAACTTTTTTAAAATACTCTTTTCGCGCTTCAACGACTTCTTCCGGTATCCTTCCTAGCAGAAGGCCACCAACTCCGATTATCCCCTTGTGTTTACCGTCTTCCACAATTGGGAAGTCTGATTCAGGATATTCATCTGCTCTTACGAGTTCGAATCCTGATCTCAAATGACCGGCTAAATTTTTGGTATCGTTTTGACCCATTATTTCAGCTCGTAACCATCGGTGTTTAAACCCAGCAGGTGCAGGGGGCGCATCTAAAGATGACGGTGGAGTCCATGTAGTTTTATTAGCTGTCTTAGCTCTACTTTGGCTCGCACGAGAAGTCTTTATTTTTTCATTTTCCATAGCGTTATATCTCCTTCGTGATGTTTAATTGTTTCGCATACTCTTCGAGTGGCACACCTAATTTTTTAGCGATTGAAACTTGTGAGGGTGTGAGTCTCACAGTCTTGCGGCCAGGTTTTACACTTCGCTTCGCTGAAGCTACTACTTGTGTTGGTTTAACCGATTCCGTTGGCGTGATAGTACCAAATTTTTGCGGAAATTCAACCCTTATTCTTTTATCTATTTCAGAATAATAATCTTTACTTTTAGGGTCAAATCCTTCTTCTTCTGTTAACTTTTTATGTAAATCAAAAGCAGTATAGGTCATAGCACTGTCTGTTCCAAACCAAGCATTTTTAGAAGCCCATTCTTCTGCTTGAGGATCTGCTGGTGGAATATCATTGCTGGCTGCATTTACAGCTTGATCTAAAGTTATTTCCTTTTGTTTAGGAGCAGATTCTAATCTTGCTTTTTGCTGAGAGATTTGAGCTTCTTGAACACCTAGTCTAGCAATTTCTTTTTGAGCTTCGACTTCAGTTTTAATATCCCCTTGATCTCTAGCACTAGTAAGTTTTGCTACCGCTGCTTCCATACCAGATTTAATACCATTCTCCACTTGAGATACATATCCAGGTTCTAGTTTAGAAAGTTTAGATTGAACAATCTCTGCTTTTTCTTGAACTCCTTTTGCATATTCTATAGCGGCTTCTCTTTGTCTTTCCGCTTCACGCATTTTTTTAGTTAGTTTAGCAATTCTTTTTTGAACTCCTTCACTATAATCTTCATGTTCATTTTTTGGTTCTTCTTTTACTTCTTCTTTTACTTCTTCTTTTACTTCTTCTTTTACTTCGTCTTCTTTTACTTCTGTAATATTAGATACTTCTTCTTTTGTTTCTATTTCCGTTGGTTCTTCTTTAGAAACTTCTTCTTGTAATTCAACATCAACCGATGGTCCTGTTGTATCAATATCTATTACTTCGTTTTCTTCTGTGTTCATTTTATTTTGTTCTGGCATAGTCCTCTCCTATGGTTATAGTACATGAAGCAAGGATTCTGGATCTTCGATCGTTCCTAATACTTCATCATCATTTAATAAACGAATTTCTCCGCCTTGTATGGGTAGTCTTGATCCTGCATATCTTGCAAAGATTACCCAATCACCTTTCTTGCACCAAGGATCTTGGTACTTATCTTTATCTGCATAACACAATGGACCCATTTTTAAAACGTATCCACAGGTTGTTGCAATTCTAAGTTTATCTAAAGCTTCGGGTGCAATAATAATTCCACCTTTAGTTTTTTCTTTTGGTGTAAAAGGTAAAACTAAAATTCTCCAACCAGATGGTTCTGGAAGTTCATCTACTTGTCCTTTAATGTTTTCAGGATTTAAAGGTTCTGAATTACTTTTGGTTTTTTTATCTTCTTCTTTATATTTTTCTTGAAGTCCTAATTTAATCTTCGGTACTTCCCCCGAAGTTGATAACGGTTCCGTCATTGTCTTTTTGCTCCTTTGTTTCTAGCAGGCTAGAGATGTCCTGTAGTATTGTTTGATACGTTCGTATCTGTCCTAACATATAGTTGTATTTTTCCATACTGTCAACACCACCAGTGCATATTACGTCAACACAACTTTGTTGTCTGTCTTTGATTGCTTTTTGTAGTTTAGAGATTAATAATAAATCGTCCATTATGTTACCTTTCTAGTTTTTCTTATGGCTTCTTTGCCTTTTTTAAAAATTGCAGCGACTTGTAATTTACCCATAACCTTGGCACGCTGTTCTCCAACGGTTAATATCTGTATTTTTCTAGCAAAAGGTTTTGATACATTTTTTACTTTAGATACCGTAGCCCTTGCATCCGCAGGTGTAGCAAATTTTATACTAACTGTATCTTTAGGGTTCTCGTCTGTATATAATCTTCTGCCAGATCCTTTAGGTTTTTTACCCGTTCCTTTTTTTGGATCCACCAATAACTCCTTTTAATACTTTAGCTTGTCCTGCGTGTAATTTAGAAGCTTTGTTTAAACCTTTAATTACTTTTTTTATTTTTGCTTTTGTTTTTTTCATTTAACATTTCCATCTTCTGCGTGCTTGGCGAAGTCTTGAATTAGGATCTTTTGCAGCTTCAGGAAATTTTTTCATTTGGCCTGCACTGCGTGCACAATAAGACTTACGTCTATTTGCAGCTTTAGATCCAGGTTTGACTTTACCCGTTACCGCTGTTTTTAGTTTAGAGCCGGGATTTTTTCTTCTATAGGCAGCAACACCGGCTCGGGTCATACCTGCTCCAGATTTTGTGGATCTGAAATTTTTTTTATTCCTTGCAGGCATATTATCCTGTTTACGCATTATACTAATCCTTTGTAGTATTTTTTTAAACTTTTATTTGAAACTTTTTTACCACCAAAATCTCCCTTAATATAAGTCCCGATGTATTCTTGCATAGGAAGTTTTTTCTTATTAGGACCTTTAGTTATTTGTTGAGACATGTTTCCTCTATTCATAGCCATTACACTAATCCTCCGATTTTCATGCTTTTCCTTTTTGAAAAAGTTGCAGCTCTTGAAGGTGTTGGTCCTGTATTTGCTACAGCTTGTTTTCTTGCAACTGCACCTCTACGTTCTCCTTTAGACATACCTCTTGCTTTTGCAATAGGAACACATTTAGGATAATTTTTTCTTTTCTCTCCACCACTTCTTCCACACTTGGGATAAGATCCGTCTTTCTTTTTATTTGCAATGTCGACCCAGTTTTCTTTGACCCAGGATCGTAATCCCTTTTCAGCCATTATCTAAATCTAGCTTTGCCCATACCAGACATTTGAGCCATGCCTCCTAAAGCTTTTTTATTTCTTTTACCACCTGGTGTAATTTTTCCTGAACAAACTCCAGATGCATACATATTCGCATATGCAGAAGGGTACACTTTGAATTTACGTTTTGCTGCTGCTTTTCCTTTTGGACACAATTTAGCCATTATTTTATTTCACAACCTTTACCACGTTTAGCTAGGCCACCGCTTTTAAGACCTACTCTACCGCCTTTGTTAAAAATTTTAGAAAATGTAACACCAAGTTTTTTATCTTTTCTACCTCTATTAGAT